ATTTTATTTACAGGAAGGTATAGAACAAGAATATTTCTTTTCTTATGATTCAAAAAGAAACTTCGAACTGTTAAAATCTTTATACTCTGATAGTTTAAAAAATCTTTATTACTATGAATATATATGTTCATATAAACTTCATATACCATTAAATGACTATCTTTATAATATGACTCCAGTTGAAACAATATTGCAAATTAAAACTTTAACTAATGAATTAGAGTCTCAAAATAAAGCCGCTAAACCAGCAAATCAAAAGAGTTCTACACCTCCACCTGGATTAGGATCACCTCGTTAATAAATCATTGTATGAACGAAGAAGAGATTCGTAAGATTAATGATCTGTATAAGCAACTTGATGAAAAAGATCTAAAGATGCAGAGTTTAGAAAATAACTTAGTAACCGCTCAAAATACTGTAAACTTTTTAAATCAAACTATTGAAACATTTAACGAAAAGTTTGATAAACTCACATCTTCAATTGATGCGTTAACTAAGAAGGTTACTGCCAAGAAGTAATAAATACTTTAATGGACAGCAACCTTACAGTTGACCAACATAACGAATATACTATAAAAACATTTGACGCCGCAACTGGTGTCATAAAAACTATTAGACAAGTAGGGGGAAAAATAATAAGAGGTCCTATTATATCGGGCGATACCGTATCAGTAACAGTAGAAGAACCCCAGGGTAAAAAAATTAAACTTTATAAATTACCTAACTTAATAATATACAGAACAAACCCTGGATAATTAAAAAAAGTATCATAAAATTTTTTTATGAATATGTTACCTAGTGTTTTGATAGATAAAGAGCTACGAGTTTCAGACTTTAAACTATCATCAGAATTTTTCGAAAATTTTTCTTTTCTTTTTTATGGGTTTGAATTAAAATCAGAATACGATAACAAACGACATAGTATTCATAAATCTTTAAAACCTAAAAAATTTGCTCATTTAGTTAAAACAAAAAATGGAATGGACTTTAAATTCTTTTACGGTGTAATACTTAAAGGTAATAAAGTATATTCTAATATTGCCAAACAACTTGCTTTTGCTTCTCATAAAGAAGAATATACTTTAAGTTTTAATAACTATAGACACATGATGTCTGAATATGATGTTAATACTTCTTCTAGCTACGGTAAATATTCAATAGGTTTATATCCATTCGACGATATAAAAGAAATGTATAATAAAGATATTGATCACCATAAGTTCTATGTAAATAAAAAAGTACCGATGTTTCAAAGAGTTGGAGGATTGACTCCATATATAATTTGTAACACTGAAAATTTAATAAAAGAACTCTGATTATTTAATCTATTCGTTAATTTTTTTTAATTTCCGTTACGATATTTAACTCAAACTGACTAACCCCTAGGGGTCACCTTTACTTTACCCAAAAAAACCTAAAAAAAATTAAAAAAACCCGTGTTAAAATACGGTTGGTAGCTTAAATTATTATCGACAAAGATGGATATTTCAACAAAGATACTCTCTGATATTACGGTGCATAACAAATATGCAAAATTCCTTCCTAAACAGGAAAGACGTGAAACCTGGAACGAAATAGTTTCTAGAAATAAGAAAATGCATGTTAAAAAGTTTCCTGAATTAAAAGAAGAAATAAACAGTGTATATAAACTCGTAACTAATAAGAAAGTTTTACCATCTATGAGATCTTTACAATTTGGTGGTTCGCCAATTGAAAGAAATCCATCTAAGATTTTTAATTGCGCATATTTACCTTGTGATGATTATAGATCTTTTTCAGAAGCAATGTTTTTATTATTAGGTGGTACCGGTGTTGGTTATTCAGTACAACAACATCATGTAGATGCATTACCAGAAATTAAAAAACCTAATGAAAAAAGAACGAGAAGATATCTTATTGGTGATTCAATTGAAGGTTGGGGTGACGCTGTAAAGGCACTAATGGAATGTTACTTTAAAGGTCTATCTAGAATACGTTTTGATTATAGTGATATCAGACCAAAAGGAGCAATGCTTGTTACCTCAGGTGGTAAAGCTCCTGGTCCTCAACCACTCAGAGAATGTTTAGTTAAAATAGAAGGTATCTTATCTCAGAAAGATGATAACAGCAAGCTATCTCCGATTGAGTGTCACGACATTATGTGTCATATGGCTGACGCAGTATTAGCAGGAGGTATTAGACGCGCAGCGATGATTTCTCTATTCTCTGCTGACGATGATGAAATGATAGCATGTAAGTCTGGTAGTTGGTGGGAAAACAACGCACAGAGAGGGAGAGCAAATAATTCAGCTGTTCTTATGCGTCATAAGATTACAAAAGATTACTTTTTAAATTTATGGAAAAGAGTAGAAGCTTCTGGGTCTGGAGAGCCTGGTTTTTACTTCTCAAATGATAAAGATTGGGGTACCAATCCTTGTTGTGAAATTGGATTAAGACCGTATCAGTTCTGTAACTTAACTGAAATTAATGCTAGTAATGTAACAACGCAAGAAGATTTGGAAGAAAGAGCAAAGGCTGCAGCATTTATTGGAACTTTACAAGCTTCTTATACCGACTTCCATTATCTTCGTCCCGTCTGGCAACGCCATACAGAAAAAGATGCTTTACTAGGTGTTAGTATGACTGGTATCGGTTCTGGAGCAGTGTTAGAGTTAGATCTTAAAAAAGCTGCTTTAGCAGTCAAAAAGGAAAACGAAAGAATTGCAAAGATTATAGGAATTAACAAAGCAGCAAGAACAACTTGCGTTAAACCTGCAGGTACAACTTCATTAGTATTAGGTACATCTTCCGGTATTCATGCATGGCATAATGATCACTATATAAGAAGAATTCGTGTTGGTAAAAATGAAGCTCTTTATGATTATCTAAACGACAAACATCCAGATTTAGTAGAAGATGAATACTTTAGACCACACGATACTGCAGTTATTGGGGTACCTCAAAAAGCTCCTAATGGTGCAATTTATCGTACAGAATCAGCATTGCATTTGTTAACACGAATAAAGAAAATTACAGACGAGTGGGTTACTACAGGTCACAGAAAAGGTGCTAATAAACATAATGTTTCAGCTACAGTTTCTATAAGAGAAAGCGAATGGGAAGATGTGGGAGAATGGATGTGGGAAAATACAGACTCCTTTAACGGGTTATCTGTTTTACCTTATGATGGTGGTTCATATAAACAAGCTCCTTTTGAAGATTGTTCACCAGAAACATATGAAGCGTTGGTTAGTTCTTTAAAGAATGTCGATTTGACTCTCATTAAGGAAAAAGCCGACGATACTGATCTTTCAGGAGAACTTGCATGTGCAGGGGGAGCTTGTGAAATTTCGTAGCTCAGTTACGCGTGACTGCCCGATATGCGATACTCCATCAGTACAATATTGGGAAGAAGACAATTCTTTTAATTGCACAGAATGTGATTTTCGAGTATTATCTGAAAATACATACGGTACAACTTATATCAGGGGGCACGTAAAATATGCCCCTCTTTCTCGAGAAGTATTATTATCAAGAGGTAAATGTTGTAACAGTGGATGTACCAATTGTCCTTATTAAAATTAGTTAATGGGTAAGACCCTACAAATAATATATTACAATAACGGGGTTGGGGAAACAAAAGACTTTCTTTTGTTAATTGAATTATTAAAAAATGATTTTAATATTTTAGCAAATGACGAATGTAAAGGATTAAACGCTTACTATGAAAAAGGAAAAAAATGTTATACATACAATACTCAAGATATTGTGCCTGATGTTGCCATTTTTAGCAACAATTTTTTTGGTAATAGTTACGATGCAAAAGTAAAAATACTTCTGTTTAACGAAGAATGGTTTCATTACAGTCACTTTATTGATCTTCAGTATTATGATATATTAGTTGTAAAATCTAACTATGCTAAAAACATAGTAGAAAAATATCATAAAAATGTAGTTTGTTTGCCTTATTGGTCTATAGATATGTACGACCCTTCTATTCCTGTACAACAAGAAATGTTTCATCTTGCAGGTATGTCAATTCAAAAAGGTACAGAGTATGTTTGTAATATAGAAGGTGTAAATGTGGTTGATGGAAGAGGTAGATTTGTAGGTTGTAAAAGCAACTACAAAAATTATTATCAATCAGAAGTAGATATAAAAGAGCAAATGAATAGAAGTAATTTGCATTTATGCCCTTCTATATATGAAGCACATGGGCATTATATGTTCGAAGGGTTATCATGTGGTAAAAGTATTATATGTACAAAAATACCTGTATGGGAAGAAAGTCTACCAGACGATATAGTTACATTTCTAAATGTAGAAGAATATCACCATGAATGGTTTGGATATAATTTAGATATGTTTCTTTACGACCACCCTTTAAAATTGCAAGATGAAGTATATGAATATAATTCATCAAGTTATCATAAAGAAAAGTGGCTCGGAAACGATAAACCTAAAAATTTATTTGAATGGCCTTTTAGAAAATCGTTTTTATTTGATCCGGAAGAATTAAAAGAAAAGATTGAAATACATAAAAATGATAGTTTTAGTGAAACTAAAAGAAAATTTTGTTTAAATTTGTTTGAAGAAAGAAAAAACAATTTCCGTAAGTTTATTCTTGATTTAGTCTAGCGGAGTAACTATAATAGAGTGAATGGATAACAGCGAGTATCAAATTAATCATATAACATGTAGAACTAGATTTAAAGAAATGCTCAGTAAAATGGGTGATGGTACGTTCGAAAAAGATTATTGTAAAAACGATATTTTAGATTATTGGGATAAAAAAGAATGGTGGGATTATAGCACTACAGCTAATGTTTTGATTAAAGTATCTCAAAGAGGTGCTGGTAAAGTCGTAGCGGGGTGTGCATACAAAACTATAAATGATGTTCTCCATATTAAAAGAGTTTTTACAAGTACGAATTGGAGAAAGCAAGGTCATGCACACGACCTTTTAAAAATAGCTTGGCGTACCGAATTTACATGCGCAAGGTTTTTAAGGATGTATTGTGATCGAGATGCTATTCCTTTTTACGAAAAGTTAGGTTTTACAATGCTGCATACTAATCCTGCAGGTTATGGTTATGTGTATCAACCGATGCTATTCCGTGATATGGACTTTACTTTAAAGCATTGCGAAAATTACGATGCGGAATATCTTCTAGATCAACAAGATAAGGTGTTTATTTCATACGATTTTAAATAAATAAAACTTGAAGGCGAATAAACCTATTGGTTCAAGGCGGCGGGTTGGCGGGAATATTTATATTACTTGAACTCCTTGGTTTATGAGCTTAAATATTGTTGTCATGAATAACTTATTAACTAAATTGA